GCGTCGCTGGTCAGCCAACTCCCAGACTCAATAATAACTTTTGCCACCACTCCGGTGGCTCCGCTAGTCTGCCCTGTGACCGTGTTACCCACGAAGATCTCAGCGGTGCCTGTGTTGAACCCCAGCTCAAAGCCAAAGGGTACAGCAGTCCACCCGCTCGCGCTTGACGCGTACATGGCCAGTGCGGTGTTACCGACGTTGTTACGGAACGCGTACACCGTGCCTTCGTACAGGAAAACGCCGCGGATTGGACCAGCGCCTGGCACAACGGTTATGTCGCTGCGGTACGCGCCTGCCGCCAGGTTACGGTAAGTGGCGTCGGTTAAACCATCTGCCACGATACCTATCTGGCCAATCAGCGTACCAACGGGCGCCGCCGATACGGTAAGCGCTTCGCCGTCCGTAAAGTCGCCGCTCTCTTTGGTGACAATTAAATTGGATCCGTCTACCGCGATAACCACTGCCGTTCGAGTTGAAGTGACCCCGGTCAAGACAGCGCCTACCGCGACGGTGGTTGTAAGGGTGCACTCGAACACGTCGTAAATAGCGTCAGAAGGGCGCGGACGCCCATCGAACCTTTCGTAGCCGGCAATGCGCGTGTACCCGCCGGTGATAGCCGCCTCAAAGTTTGCCGCTCGTCTGACAAACCCCGGTGGCAAAGACAGCGTAGGCGTGGCCTGGTCGAACCCGCCCTGCAACCTAATCAGGTCGTACTGGACTCTAGGCATTGTGGGCAGGGTGGACACGGGGTGCTCCTTAAGCCAAAGGAGGACCGCTGACCATATCGGGCAGCTGGTCAATTTCAAGGCGGTTCATGAGCCGTTTAAATTCCAGCTCTCCCCGCTGATAAACTTCAGGGGCAGACTCGTACCCGGCGTAGAACATCATCGCCCGGTAAACAATCATGGCGTGAAAACGCAAAGGCAAGTCTGGCTCAGAAGTAGCGGTAGTAAACTCAGTGGGCTTACGGTAGTACTCGCCGACAATAACAAACGCCTGGTTTGGAATGGATCCAAACCCGAGGTCTTTGTTTGGCGGAACGATGGTTACCACGACCGGCCGGGCTTGCGTGTTTCGCATATTCGCGTACTGGTACAAATTACGGAATGTGTTCCATTCCATAAAGTTCAGCAGCTGCTCGTCGCCGTAGTTGGCACCTACCGAGCTGGCTCTGAAGCTATCTCGCTTCCAGTTAGCAAACGTTGAACCTACGCCAGCCTCAGCTGCCGTGTACTGCCACTGGCCACCGACAGTATTAAACTGAAAAGTCTGGCGCATGTACTGCCAGTCTTCGTGCGCGGTCTGGATATCAACCCAAGCTGAGTTGATCCAGTTATAGAATCGCTGCGATTCGCCGGTCAAGCCGGTGACCGTCGTCAGGTCAGGACCTGTAACGCCACACTCTTGTCTTGCTCGGTTTATCAGCTGCAAAAAATTCATTAATCACGCTCAGCAAGTATGTGGTCTAACCAAGGCCGACCTTTCGGATTCTTGTCGTCGACGATCACAAAAGGAAACACCAGGCCGTGCCTTGGAATCAAGTGTGATTTGTCTGGTTCAGAAAGATTAGGCGTTACCTGACTGTACCGAGTTTCTTTCATGCGCGCCAAAACTTCAACATACTTTCGTCGAATCGCTACATTTTGACCCCGAGGTACAATTTGGTTCATGCCGTTTACGTTTAAGTGCGCGTAGGGCACGTCGTTCTCGGCACTCGTTGGGTGGATCATAACGACCACCATCTCTTCCATAAACTGTTCGTCTTTCAACAATTGTTTAAAATCGCGGTTGCCGGTGACCGACTCTACGATTTCACTGTCATCAATTATATCGATCTTATTGTTCGCCATCGTTGCATTCTCCGTTGTTATAGGAATTGCCATCAAAAAGGACGAGTCACCGTTACCAATGACTCGTCAAAAACTCTCCCCCCTAAAAGGGGAAAAGGGGGAGAGCTGACGGCGTTTGTTACTGCGCGCTGCCTGGCATTGATGCGATGTTGGTAAACGTCGCAGTGTTGCCAGTGCCGAGTACTGTAGTGCCCGGGGTAAAGGTCTGACTGGAACTGGTGCTAACCTTGATCAAACCGAACGGAGTCAGGTTAGAAGCCGGGGCGTTTGGCACCGGGCAAGGGTCGCCAGCTGCTACGATCATACCCTGTGAGGTAGTCACGTTGCCGCTAGTGTCCAGGAACAAACCGAACAAACAAGCCTGGCTATTGCCGAGAGCCGTGTGGCCAGCGGAAAACGCCAAGTTGTCAGTGATTGCTTTGGATTTAAAAATACCGTTGTTGGTGTACGTCACCGCAACAGTAGTCTTAAAAGTACCTGCGTTAGTACCGGCAGCAATTGCTCCGGAAATCAGCGACACGTAGCCACTGTTAATCTGTTCAATATTATAAGACATGAAAGTGTCTCCTTATGCAGTGATGTTAGGGGTGACTGCCGTCGCCGTGGTAGGAACCGTCGCAGCGTTGTAGTCAGTACGCAACTGATTCAACGATGTAGACAGTGCGGCGATGTCAGCTTGCATTGCCAGAAGCAAGGGAGTCAGTTCACGCGAGGTGAGCAGATCCGGAATCTTCGGCATACGTTGTTTAATACTTTCTGCCATGTTGCGATCCTCAAATTAAGGCAGGGCGCTCAGTTAAAAGCGCCCCAGGGGTTAGAGGGCAGTTACGCCGGCTTCGATACGCGCCATGAACGCGTCGTTCAGACGCACGCTGGCAAACCAAGTCGAAGCGCCCACGTAGCCAAACTGGCCAAGCGGGTTAGCGTGGTTGGTCTGAGAAGCCTTGAGAACTACAGGCTTGATCGCGGACATGCCTTTGAGTGCAACTTGTCCCCATGCATCTTCACCGATCACCAGGAACGGATATACGTCAACGTTGGCGTTGGCGATAGACAGCATACCGTTGAGCGTGCCAGAGCCAGCAGCCAGGAAAGACTTCAGCAGCGGAGAGCTGATGAAACGGAAGTCTTCGCAAGCGCCGATCTCACGGTCGTGGATAGGCTTGAAGCTGCCGTACTCTTCCACGCGGGTAAAGCCTGGCAGGTTACGCACGTCAGCAACAGCGTCAGTGTGGCAGAACACGATGAACGCGGGCTGCACGGCACGGGTGCCGAAGTTAACGCCAGGAGCCAGACGGCTGGTCACTCGGCGAGCACGGTTGCTCTCGAGAGTACGCGCAGCCTTACGAATAGCGTTCAGGCTGATAGCGGTGTTGATGCCAGCACGGGTAGTGCCGTTAGCGTAGATCACCGTGGAGCCGGCTTTCAGTACGCCGTAACGAACCATCTCCATGACTTCTGCCATGGTCTCGCCGGTCAGCTTAACCATCTCGCCAGGGATGTCGTCTTCGTACAGCTGTTCAACTTTGGAGCTGTACTTAAACAGAATACCGTACTGTTGCAGCTGGACGGTTACGTCCTGGAAACTGATAGTGTTGCTGTTTGGCGTTACGCCTTCAGACAGGACGAAGTTAGTAGCGTCAATGTTCGGCGTGCCAGCGTAGCGCTGAGTGCCTTCAATTGTGGTACCAACAGCAGACGCGCCGAACGGCAGCGTACGACGGAAGACCAGCGTGTCAGTGCTGTTCATTGGCATCTCGCGCTGGGTACCGAAGTCACCAAGCACTGTGATGGGTTGAGCGTGTTCAAGCATACCTTGAGCGGCGCGGATAAGGTTACGCGACGCGACTGTACCGTAATTTTGGATTGCCATTTGGCAAGACTCCTATGATTGATTGTTAAAAACCCTGCTGCTCTTGACGTTTCTTAAGCTGCCTGGCTTCGTAGTTCCAAAGTTCTTCTGGGGTCATTGAGTCAATGGTCTTAGACTGGCGTGACACCCCGGGCTTGGTCGATAGCGCATTGGAGAGCGTGGCCTTACGTTGATTCTTAATCTGGTCAACTGTAGACAATACCGGAGTCTTCTTCGCGCCTTTGTAGAGATCAAGCATCTTAACCGCGTCGGCAGCCTTGGGGCTGTCAATCAGGTTGTACACGCTGACCGGTTGTTCGTTCATCCAGCTCAAAAACTCTGGGCTGTTAACGGTTTCCTTCCAGTCTTCGTGCTTGGTCTCTAGTTTGGCGTACTCAACGGCTTCTCTCGTTTCGTTACGGATCTGCTCAGTGCGCTGCTCGATCAAAGTGTTTATTTGATCGGACGAAACGTTCTGACCAGTCTGTCCTACGCGAGAAGAGACGTACTCCTCCATTGCTTCAGCCCACTCAGGGAAATCATCTTTAAGTTGATTCCACTTCTCCGGGTTTGCACTGGCCGTGCTCACTTCAGCTTTCGTTGGGGCAACAATCTCAGCTTGCTGACGTTGTTGATCCCGTTCGCGCTGCCATGCGGCCACTCGACCCTCAGCTGCTTTAACGTGATTCTTGAGATCCTCGTTGGCTCTCTGAAGATCGTCGATCTTGTTAAGTTTCTCCATCAGTGCCGGGGGCAACCCAGCAAAAGGATCTTCTGGTTCAAGATCAGGTTCAGGTTCCGGTTGCGCGTCTGGAGCCAGCTCTACTGGGTCCGTTCGGTTAGCTTCCTCGTCCCACGCCTTTTGCGCGTCTTGCGCGCTCAACTGCTCATCATTTGCCACTTTGTATCTCCGTCATCTCGTCATTGGGTGGCTTTAAACCACCTCTAACTGGCCCGGCGATGTCAGAATGACGTCGGCGGTGCCTCCACTTCTCGAGTCACCCGGTTGGGCAAGTCGATTATTCTCTTAAGAAGACGTATCTCTCCGCGATATGCGGCCGTCTCCTCCGGCGATAGACCGACTGAATCGTTCTTCACGCGCACGCTGTCTAGTTCTTTGTTAGCCCAGGCCTCGACCTTAGCCCACTCAGCTGGCGGTAGATTAATCATTTCTATCGTTTTCTATGTTTTGATAGTTGAAATCAATGGTAAAGACATGCTTTGAGAAGGTCAAGCTAAGAACCTCAGCTTATACAGAGTGGTCTGGTACAGAGTCACTATTGTGTCAAGCTCGTTGTTCAGCGCTGATTCCTTCCTGGGGCATATCTTCTCCCGGTTGTCTTCGATCCACGCCATCTGCTGTTCCAGGATGTCGCTGATCTCGCCTTCAAATTCGTTGTCGACCAGGGGTATATCCAGCAGCTCATTGAACCGCCCTTGGTACGCCTCGACAAAACCGTCGACCAGCGGGATCACCCCCTCATA